GTAATACTTAATGTAATTTGGTAATTAGTATTGTAGTATTGCGTAATCGTATGTAAGTGTTAAATCTACAGTTGCCAAATCTTCACCAGTATAGTCCATATCTGAGAACTTTGCGGTTTGGATATATGCACCTTTAAGTGTCCACTCTTCTACTTTATCACCAACAGGACCCAAACTGTTAAATGTGATATCTTTTTTGTAGAAATCAGAGTAACCATCTCGGCCCGTTACTGATTCGTGGTGTAATCTTACCCATTCCATAGCTGCTTGTGCTGCTGAAGGAACTACTGGGTCATATAGTGAAATCGTTAAATCACTCCACTCACTTCTACCTTTAACATATCTTCTAACGTTAACGTGGTCAATTGTAACCTTTCCGTTTGTTATTTCTGGTCTGTTAGCGGCTTTTATTAAATACGCTGGGATACCCTCAATGTACATAATAAATCTGTTCGACATCTTCGGTTCGAATGATGTGAACATTACTTCTGTTGGGTCTAATAGTTGTGCCATTTAGTTTTCTCCGTTATTCTTTCTTTAATATAAATATAGTTCTTTTTAAAAAATAACCAACTCCCCTAATTTATTTTAGGGGAGCTGATATTATTAGTTATATACTATTCTGGAAATGCTGCCCCAGTTGGTAGTACGTTAAAGTCAAGAACTATGAATTCTGCTGTTTTTGCTGGTTGTAAGAAAATCTCACCAACCATAATGTTTCTATCAATTACATCTGGAGTGTTGTTGGTTTCATCCATCACCACTTTAAATGCATATAAACCTTGTCTTTGTTGAATTGATTCTAAGTAAGGATTAACGATTGATAAGAATCTGTTTCTAGTCGCCGCAGTGTTATTTTCGAACACTAAGTATCTAGTTGAAGAAGCAATAAACTTCTTAACAGCAATTAACAATCTTCTTACATTGATTCTATCCAATGCAGATGGTTTAGCTTGTAATGTTTTCTGTCCAAATACAGTAACACCTTGTCCAGGGAACGTAGCGATAGGATTCAATCTACCTTCGTAAAGTGCATCTCTCTCAACTCTCGTTAATCTTGTCTTAGCTTCAATTACTGAAGTTAATCCACCTCTGTTCAATCCAGCAGGAGCGAACCATTCAGCGGCTACTTGGTCGTTAAATGCGATAACGCCAGGAAGTACAACCGATGGTGGCACCCAAACAGGTTTGTTTTTATCTGTATTAAGTATCTTAACCCAAGGATAGTAAGATGCAACATAGTTTGAATCAAATGCTTGAACAGCGTTAACTGCCGTAGATATTGAATCACTCCATGCTGAAGCATCCATAATAAAGAATGCATCTTGTCTATCTTCACACATATCTTTAGCGAATACTGATACTGAAGAATGTAATCTGTGGATGATACCTGGTAATACTAACATATTGATATCAAATTCATCAGGATTAGATACTGAGTTAATTGCTTTTCTGAATCCAACTGTACCAGTTGCGGTGTTAGAAGAACAATCATACCCTTGTGTATTTCCTGCAGTGATATCACTACCCATAGAAACTATTCTATTTGGTTTGTATCCATCAAATCCACCTTGAAATGGTACTACGAATTTTCTTGAATTAATAGATGTTTCTAAATCATTCAAGTTAATAGTACTACTATATGGTGATGCTGATGATGGGAAGTTAGCGTTTACGTTTTGTGAGTAATCACCTAAATAGAAAGCTGTTCCCACTATTGCGGTTGAACTATCTGGTGTAGGTAATAAGAAGTTTCTATTATCAGTACTTGCAAAATCAAAATCAAATCCTAAGAATTTCTTTGGATTATATGATTGATTGATTAACTGAGTACCTATGTAAGTTGGATTTGGTAATGAAACACCACTTCCAAATGGATTTTGTAATGCTGCGAATCCGAATGGTACTAATGATTCATCAATAGCTCCATCTCTTACTGCAGCAGATACTTCTACTCTAATGTTTTCTGAATTGTTTGGATAATCTCCGTTAGTTGAAAGTTTCCCATCTGAATCAACTGTAATGTACTTATCACCAATCACTCTTGCGATAAAGTTTGGTGAATCAGGATTTAAGTTAACTCCTTGAAATTGTTCAACAATATTTGGTCTAATATCCGAATCCGTAACATTAACATATGGTGAACCAACAATCTTATCTTGGTCTACTCTTCTTACAACTACAGTAAATGAACCGTACTCAGAACCAGGAACCGAACCAGCTGGTTTGATATCTTGTATTCCTACTTTGAATTCATAGTTAGTAGATGTACCATGTGATAATGTATGGAATTTAATTAAGTTTGATGCATTACCACCAACTTTTTGTGATGTAATCCAAGGTGTGTTTGCTTCAGTATATGCTTTTGAGTAATCAATATCCTTAGCAACATCTATTGTTACTACAGGAATCTCACCATCATTAGCAAATGAAGCTGATTGGAA